ACTAGGCAAAATCGCCAGCGAAAACTACCACCCTCAGTAGTCCTCACCCAACACAAACTCATGCCCAGCAGGGGTAATTAGCGGGAAGTGTACAAGTCAGTAAAAGTTTAACCTACCTACAAAGGAGATACAAATGTATATAGATACCGGAACCATGATAGCAATCATAATCGCACTTACAACATCTATGGCAGTAATTATTATGTCATACAGTGCACACAAAAAACTGTTAAATAAATATGAAAATTTAAGAAACGTCATTGAGTTCTTTCGTAAAGATTGTGAAAACAACCATGTAAAAGTACCATTCTAATGGTTTACTATCACGTAAACAAAAGAAAAAAAGGACAAGTAATAGATAAATGTAAATTCTGTGGATTACGTGGATTAGTACTATCTACAATAAATACAGATTATTCTTGTGAACATTGTGGAGAATGGCAAAACGCTGTTCTTAATGATGTTTGGGCTATAGTAAACTATACAAAGGAGAATAAAAATGCCGCGCTATAGTTTTATATGGTTTGAAGAAAGCCGTTCAAATGTTTCATTTGATGCACCACATATAGATTCAGCAATGCAATACTTTGAAGACTTACAAAATGGCAACATAGAATTAGAAGACTTGCCAAACATGAAAGGTAAATGGAAGAATGGGCAAACAGAATATCTAGATCTACATGAAGTAGAAATAGAATATGACCCAGATGCAGAATACAAACGACAACTGGAAGAATCTATTCCAGAATAGGAGCAGCAATGAGTACACATAAAAAAGTATGGTCAGTACTAACATCAGTATATTTATTTGTAGGTAACATATTTGTTGCACCTACAGAAGCATATGCTGTAGCAGTAGCAGACCGAATCAAATGTCAGTCACTCAAAGATCCAAGTATCAAATGGACACGCCAGTTATCTAAGATATATGCGTGGACAATAATGTCCACCATGTATCCAGACTGGGGTAAGTCAGAGTACAAAGCACTAGTAAAACTCTGGACTAAAGAATCCAATTGGGATCACACTTCAGACAACCCTAACTCGTCTGCGTATGGAATTGCACAAGTTTTAAAAACAAAGAGGGGCACGCCAGCCCCCGCGCAGATTGAACGGGGGCTGTCGTATATCGAACATAGATATACCAAACCCTCAATCGCTTGGACGCATTGGAGAAAACACAAATGGTACTAAGAAAGGAAACAATATGGGACTAGATATGTATTTATATGCTAAAAAATATGTATCAAATGCAGAATATCTTCAACAAGGAGATGCATTTGATATCATTGCTTCTAAAGTTAATGCAACTGAATTCATTAAAGACCATCTATTTGTTGAAGGACAAGTAGCATACTGGCGTAAGGCTAATGCAATTCATAATTGGTTTATCCAACTACATGGTGAAGAAGATGATGGTTCACCAATTGGTTTAGGTAAAGATAACTTAGAAGAATTGCAAAAAGTATGCGCAAAAGTTATAAATAATCCAGAACTTGCTGAAGAATTGTTACCTACTGCAAGTGGGTTCTTTTTTGGTAGTACTGAATATGATGAATGGTATTACGGAAGTGTTAAAGAAACACATGATATGATAGATACCATACTAAAAACCATACCTGATGAATGGTCTTTTGAATACCAAGCGTCGTGGTAATATGATACCTATGTATATAGTAACAATAGAGTTCTTTGTTCGTGCAGATGATGATGATGCTGCATTACACAAAGTAACAAAAACGCTAAAACATGACACAAGTTATGACTGGTCATGGCAAGGTACACAACTACTAACAATAACAAAAGGAGAAGAACATGTTAACCCTAACAAATGATAGAGCAGCAGCAATTCAAACAGAGATATTTATTCGTTCATTCCCAAGTGAATGTGCTAATCAACCTCTAATTGATAATGTACTAACAGTAATGAAAGATAATCTACATGTTCGTGATTATGCTATGGGACTTACTAACGAAAAGAACCTTAACCATTATTACAAAGCATGGTCATGGATTACTAACAACGCAGACGGTGAAGATAAACTAGCACCTGCTACCATTCTTGCAACTGTATGCTTTGAGATGGGCAACTTAGATGAAGGTGATGCACTGCTAGAAATGGCAGGAGATTATAATCTAGCGTTGCTACTTAAAAGAATAAGACAATCTAATTGGGATATTGCTGAGGCATTACCTACAATGAGAGCAGAACTACACCCTAAAGTAGAAGCAGAAATCTTTGGAGATGACAATGAGTAAAGCAATTACAGTAAAAGTAACAACAGTAAAAGTAATCAAAGCATTAGAAACTCGTTTAGCAACACTAGAAAAAGACTATGCTACGCAAGAAACAAAAGAAGCAAAGTATCAAAAAGCAATGGAAACATGGCGTAAAGAAGTTGGTAAGTGGGCTATTGCTAACTTCTCAAAGGCTGAAAACATACGCATAAACTATCGCAACTACAATCACACTCTCAATATTGATTTTGATATCATTACAAAAGAATCAGTATTCCCTATTGAACCTCAAAAAGATTTTGAGATTATCCGTCAGCATAGTTATGATGAAATGAAAGAAGAGATTAGAAATGCTTTATCAATTCTACGCATGACAGATGAACTAACAGTTAATACTTCAACTATGAATCAAATAGCAAAGTATCTCTAACAAGGAGGAATGATGACAACAACTACAAACAAATCAGCATGGGTTAAGGCTGGAGTAGCAGTTAATGCTAGTTCAGCAGCATACGCAGCAGAACAAGCAGGATTAAATTGGACTGTTAAACTAACAGACATACAATCCTATGTTACCAATCAAGTAAATGAATATGAAACAGTAACAGATTACTATCCAATAACAAATAGAAAAGCAGTACTCAGGTTAGGTGATGAGAATAAAGTTATTGGTGTAGTCGGTCACAAGTATAAAGTTGTGCAGAACATGGAAGTATTTAGTGCGCTAGATACTCTCGTTGATTCAGGAGATGCACGATATGCAGCAGCAGGTGAATACAATGGTGGTGCTAGTGTATGGATGGTGCTTGAAATACCTAAAGGTATTGAGGTAGCCAATGATCCACATGCAGCGTTTCTGCTGGTCAGAACCTCACATGATGGTTCAGCATCAGTAGCAATCAAGCCAATCATTGAGCGATTGTTTTGTTCTAATCAAATCAATGGCTTGATCTCAAACAAAAGATACAATTCATATACCTACAGGATGAAGCATACAAGTAACTCTAAGTTATCTGTTGATGATATCCGCAACATTATTAAACTAACATATGATGCAGTTGATGAGTATCAACTCACAGCAGATGCATTACTAGGCATACAAAAATCACACAAAGAAGCACGAGATTTCTTTGAGAAGGTATGGACACTACCTGCAGAGGTAGCCAACAGTCCTTATCACTTACTCAACCAAGGACAAAAGCGTCAGCATACAATAGCAACTACTGCACGTGAGCGTGCATATGATATCTATACAGAATCACCTACCCAAGAAAACATTAGAGGTACTGCATTCGGACTATGGCAAGCAGTAATTGAATACGCTGACCATTTTGCAGGCACCAATGACAATCGTAGAGCAGTCAATGCCCTATCAGGTGGCAGTGACAAAGTTAAAACCAAAGCACTCGCACTACTAACAGTATAAGGAGAAATCATGGACGTAATTAAAATTGAAGATGTCTGGTATACAGCCAGTGAAATCATCGCCTACAAAAAGAAAGCGGATGAATATGACTCACTCAAAGCAACTGCAGACGACTTTGAAAAACTTACCTCAAAACTTAAAGAGCGTGTCGCGCAACGGGATGAGTCACTCATTAAAGTACGAGAATGGTTTTATAATATGGAATGGGACGATAGTGATACAACAACAATTACCCTTGATAGAGAATCTGCAAATGACTTCCTTGAAGACCTTGGACTTGAAAGACTATCAACTTCATGGTCAGCAAGTGTTATCATCTATGCTACAATTAATAGTTTGCAAGCAAAGAACGCAGCAACTGCAAAAGAATTAATTACAGATAATATAGAAGTTAACTTTGAAGAAGATGCAGATATATGGATAGAAGATGTTCATGTAAATGAATTAGAACAAGAAAAATCATAACTGTATCGGTAAAGATGTAAGTACACCTAAAGGGTAGGGTGTACAATACATACGCTGGTAGATAGATAAGTTTGATCTCCTTTCTTATTTATCTACCGGCACTAAACAAGGGAGATAAATGGCAGAGTTAGAAATAGCAAGGGATAGATACGGTAGACCTATGGTTGTGCCACCTAAAGGTGGTAAGCCAGTACCATACACACGGACTACTACGGTTGCCGGTTCATTAGATGATGGCACCGGACTAGTAGCATGGAAGTTACGTATGGCTGCAGCCGGACTAACACTACGCCCAGATCTATTGCTTGCTGCAAGTGCAGCAAGAGAAAACAAATTAGAGATGGATAAGTTAGTAGAAGATGCAATGGAAGCAGCAGGTGCTACACAAGCAGCAACTATTGGTACCGCTATACATACACTAACTGAAAAGTTAGATAGAGGATTAGACTTAGGTGTCATACCAGATGATTACAAAGCAGACATACAAGCATACGATGAAGCAACAAAACATTTTACTAACATACATATAGAACAATTCTGTGTGTTAGATAAGTTTAAAATTGCAGGTACACCTGATCGAATAGTTGAATACAAAGGAGAGAAGTTTATCTCTGACTTAAAGACAGGCAGTATCAGTTACCCACACAAGATTGCTATGCAGTTAGCCGTTTACGCTCACGGCTTGCCGTATGACCCTGCCACGGCAAGCCGTGGTAGTTGGGGCGACATCAACACTGAGAAAGGAATCATTGTGCACTTGCCAGCAGGCGGTGGAGAATGTACTCTGCACTTTGTTGATATCAAACAAGGCTGGAAAGGTATCCAGTTAGCAATGAAGGTTAGGTCTTGGAGAGATACCAAGAAGTTAACAGAGAAACTAAAGGAGGAGCATGAGTAGCACAGAAGCACCTATCAGCATCAATCTAAAAACAGCAGGCGGTACGCAAATTACTTTGCGTGGCGAAACACCTGATGAATTTACAGCACTTACTGCATACATCTCACAGATTGTAGAAGCAGTACATGAAGTAGAAACAACAGTGCGCGGAAGCGCACCTGTAAATACAGCAGTACCACCACAACCAGATGCAGCATATGCAGCAGCAGCATTAGGTGCTACAAATACAATAACAGTACCGCTATCTGGTACTCCTACAAATGGTACACGCATGTGTCCACACGGTACAATGACACGTATTCATGGACTAACAGGAAAGTTTGGTCCATACAAAGGACACTTCTGTCCTGCTAAACAAGGTGATATGAGTAAATGTACTACACAGTATATTAAAATAGGACAACAAGATTGGAATACTTTCCAAGCGGATCAAACTAAGCAGTAATGAAAACACTGCGCCGTAGTATTGGCAAGCCAGAGGTAGGCGGAGAACCATTACCGCCTACCTTTCAGGCTTTTCAAAGAGAAGGAATCATTCTACGCCGAGCAGAGGTAACTGTAATTGCAGGTACACCCGGAGCAGGCAAGTCTTCTATTGCGTTGCATATAGCAGCACGATTGAAGCAACCAACTCTGTACTTCTCAGCAGATACCAATGCTCATACAATGGCAATGCGTTTGCTTGCTATGCGTTCTAAGATCAATCAATCAGTAGCAGAGCAGATACTAAAGACAGATCCTGTCAAAGCAGGAGAGATACTAAAAGAATACAATCATCTGTACTGGTCATTTGAACCATCACCTACTCTAAAAGATTTAGATGAAGAAGTATCAGCATTTGAAACTATGTGGGGTAGAAGTCCAACACTTATAGTAGTAGACAATCTTATGGACATAGCAATAGATGGGCATGAAGAGTTTGCTGGTATGCGTGCAGTTATGAAAGAGTTAAAGTATTTAGCACGTGATACCAATGCATGTGTATTAGTTCTACACCATACAAAGGAAGGTGCTCCCGGCTTTCCTTGCCAACCGCGATCAGCATTACAGGGTATGGTCAGTCAGATACCTGCTATGGTACTAACAGTAGGACAGATGATGCAGGGTAGTGATGTTTACTTATGTATTGCTCCAGTCAAAAATAGATACGGCAAAGCCGATCATACTGGCAATACATATATATCTTT